GTTAAGAAAGCTATAAAAGAAGTTAAGGATTATGATAAGAGTAAGATAACTTCTGGAGCTAAAGCTAAACTAATTCAAGCATTAGAGTCTGGAAAGATACTAGCTAAGAAAGCTAAAGAGATTATTGGCACTGGTATAGATAAGATTATCAATAATAAAGATGTAGAGAAAGCTGTAAAAGATCCATCAGAAACATCTAAAGAGGAGGTAAAAAAAAAAGATAAATCCGAAATAGTTCCCAAAAGCAAACAGTATAAAGACACTGAAGACCGTTTAAAAGGCAAGGGAATACCTAGTTTCGCTGCTACCATATCTAAAGTTCAAGGAGTAAGCGCTAATGCCTATAGTTATATGATAAAGGCTGGTAGTAAGACTATCAAATTCTTTGCTTATAAAGCTTTAGGTGCAGAAGATTTCACAAAAGAAAATGTAAATGTTAAGCTTAGCTTAGTAGAACCTATAGCTGGACAAGCTAATGTTGTAGAAGTTGAGGGTAAGCTTTACTTCCAATATATAAACGGAGGTAAATTATACGAAAGCAAGATAGATGTTGTTATTAACGGAGAGGTTGTAGGTCAACTAGAGCAAGCATCTTACGATAATAAAGAGGCTACTAAAAAAGCTAAGAAGAAAGATGTTCGTACTATAGACAAAATTATAGGTAACATAAAGCAGACTAAAGAAAACTTTAAAAAGCTACTTAGTAAATCCTTTAAGAATATTCCAGAACAAGATAATGTATTTATAAATCGTAATCTTGAAGTATACTCTGATTCAGGACTTGGAGCTTCTGCATTAATAAGATCAATTGTTCAGAAACAATTCCCAGGAGCAAGAGGATATGCAGTTCAAGGAAGACTTATGGATGATTTTGGTCAAGAAGCTACATCTCTAGCTATAGGTTCTGTTGTATTGATTAATGAAAATCAAGTAGCTCAAACAGATCTGATTCATGAAGTAGGACATATTTACTACGTCTTAATGGAAGACACCCCATTAATGAAAAGGATTAAAAAACTATTACCTAAATCTTCTTTATATCAAAAAACAAGAGAAGAGTATCCTGAATTAACTTTAATGAATTACAAGGGGTTTAAAACAACTCTTGGTCATATATATAGAAACATATTAGAGAATAGTATGGATTCTACTAGTGATTTAATAAGTATATCTGAAAACATTGCATTAGCAGAACAAGCTGGTGATAGCACTAGAAGTACTGAATTATTCAATAACTTAAGAATACAGTTAAAAGCACAAGGAGTTACAGATGTTAGAGTAGATCAACAGAAACACTTACTTGAAGAAACATTCACAAGAACATTAGAAGCATTCTCTTATGGTACAGTAGATGCTGTAGTAAAAGGATCAGCGGCTCAAAAGATGTTAGAGAAAGACTTAATAGAATTTTACAAGAAATCTAAGGATTTAGCTACAGAAGAAGAAGCTAAAATGTTATTAGACTTATCTGTAGACAACATACAGAGTTTAGATCTAGAAGCTTCTATTAAACATATATTACTGGACTTTAATTCTGGAGAAAGAACTGTCCCTGTAGTACAGAACTCTGCCTATGGAGATATTAAGAGGGCTAATAAGAAAGCATACGATTCAAGATCTACATACGCAGCAGTATCAACTTATGTAGGTGACTTTATAGGACTTAATTTAACTCCAGCGCAAATCACTAGTAAGGTAATGAAGAGTATTGCAAAGGATTCTAGTTTAAAAGTAGCTGACATAAAACAATTAAGAGAATATGTTAAGGCTGTTATAGTACAATTAACTAGACCTCAAGATTTAAAATTAGCTGACGAAGTATTAGATCAAGAGCTTTCTAAGATAGGATTAGACTTTAGAGAAAAAGAAGATATTTCTGAAGACTCTGAAGCTGGAGATGAAATGAGTAAACATAATGAGAGTAGTAAAGTAATTGCATTACCAACCACTACAGCTAACTTCATTAAAAAGATAACAGAATTATACAACCATAAGAACCCTGAAAATGTTATTAATAGAAAGAAGTTATTATATGACTTATACGTTCTATCTAAAACAACAATGTATGATCCTTATAATTTCATACCTGCTTTAAGAAAATCAGATAGTAATGAAATAATGGCTATGTTAAGTGTATTAGATAAAGTATATGCTAAAGACAAAGTTCTTACCAATGCTAAGTTGATGGAATTAAAAGGACCTATAGAAGGAATTAATATAGAGGTTCTAACTCACCAAGCTTTAGAGATAGGATATGATGGGGCTAGAAAATGGAAGAAATATAAAACTACTAGCAAGACATTAGAAGCTAGTGTGGTTAGAGATGTTATGAATGAAGTTAAAGATAATGCTTCAAAAGGTAAAGAAATAGCAGACATTTATAATGAGTTGTTTTACAAGAAGGATCCTAATAGTAAAAGAGATAGATATAGTGCTGCTCATAAAATACTAGATGTATTATTAGATACCAATCCAAAAGGAGCTCTAATTAACAAACAAGCATTATTACAGACAGAGATACTATTTGATGGTAAAAGACAGTTCCTATGGAATGTATTATTTGACCACACTAATTATAAGAATGGTAAGCCTAACCTAAAGCACCAATCTTTAATAGGTATGACTAAAGATAAAGGATTCTCTATGCAAGTAGGTAAATATAAAGCTGCTGGTTTAGTACATGGTAAGCAAGGAGAATTAAAGTTTATACTAACTGAAGGTCTTGTTGCTTCTAGAGCAATGAATTACTTATCTATGGTAGATAATGTAGAAGGTGACGGTGTAAGTGTATTTAATAAAGAGAATGGATTACATAATAGAGCTAAAAATGTAGCTAATATAATCAATGATGAAACAATCATAGATAAGAATGATGTTATGCATCCTAATAATAACATATACTCTGATATACTACATAATAAGAAATCTAGAGGTATGCTAACAGGTAGTGATGGTAAGGTAAATAACAATCCATTTAACTTTAGTATTCACTCTGGTATGATGAGAGCATTAATAATTAAAGCTGAAGGTGTTAAGTATGAAGGTAGAGCATCTAAGTTAAATAACGTCACTCCTAATGAGCTTATAGCAGGAGACTTCTTTAGCTTCTTATCTCAATATAACACTGGTATAGAAAATAAAGACAATACTATTATATATGATCAAGCTATTGCTGTATTCTCTGATAAAAGCAGAAGGTATTATGTAGAGAGTATTGTAGCTCACGACACTAAAAGCAAAAAACTATTATTATCTAAGGTTAAGAATAACCCTGCATATAATGCTAAGTATCAAAATGGAGACAAGATATTTCCTTTTACTATTGAAAATAATAAGATTGTAGAAATGCCAAAGCTTGTAAGAGACTTTAAGCGTTACATAAAAAAGAATAATGAATTATACCAAAATAATCAAGACTTAAAGAATACAGGTAATATTGATGCTGCTTTAGATGCATTCTTAACATCTTACATAGCTAATAAGTTTATGGCTCAGCAATTATTTGTTCATGACCATAGACAGTCTAAAAATCAAGTTGACTATATCAAACGTGCTGCTGGATCAATAGCTAGTCATATTGTATTTGATAGAAACACTACAATAGAACCTATTATTATAAAAGACTATTTTGTAGACGAAGAAGGTAATATAGGTACAGAAGAGAATGAAGGCACTGCTATAGAAAATGATGCAATGGGGTATATACTTCCTGAGCAAGCTAAGTTTGTAAGAGCTAAGTATGGTGAAGTACAGAAAGTAGGTAATGTATTTAAGTTTGTATATCACTACACAGAAACAGAAGGCAACCTAAAAGGTAAGACAACTTACTTAAAGTTTGCTATACATACACTTACTCCTAAGTTAGAAGCTACAAGTCCTTATCTTAAAAACATAGGTGATGTTCTTAGAAAAAGACAAGCACAAGTTAAAGAGAAATCAGGAACTCCTGGTAATCTTGTAATTGCTGCTTCAGAGTCTGCTGCTAAACTATTCTTAGATGGTGTTAGAACTGAAGAGCATATATATGATATAACTTCATCTGAAAACATAGATCATATTATGTCTAAGCAAGATGAGATATATACAAATGAGAACGGATATAGAGGTTTATCTGGAGAAGGATTTGGTATACAATTAGAGTTAGATAAAGAAACTAGTGAGAGATTCTTCCCTTCTCAGTTATTCTATAATTTAGCTACTAATATAGAAACAAAAGAAGAGCAAGTTATAGTAGACGAGATGTTTGCTTTGAGAAAAAAAGTAATGGAGGCTAATAACGCTGGAAGGAATCAAGACCTTATTATGAATGATACAGCAACAGAAAAAACTGTGTTAAATGAGAGAGATGCTTTTAAGTCTTCTGTAAGTGCAGATGTCTTTGGTGTTCTTGTAGATTCTATATATAATAATATAGATCCTAGATATCCTTTTGTAAATGCTGTGCATAACTCTATAGCCACAGGACGTATTACACATAAAGGAACTAAGATGTATACTAAAGGTTCTATCGCTTACCAATCTGCTAGTTTAGGTATGGGATTACAATCATATAAAAAAGGATTATTTAAAGGAGATGAAAATGTAGTTGCTTCAGAAGCTATTGTTCCTGGATACCTAAAGAAACAAGGTATTAAAGTAGGTGATCTATTTATAGGTACAAGAGTACCAGCTCACGGAAAAGTATCTAGTTCTGCATTTGTAGTTAAAGACTTCCATGATCAGATAGGAGATTCTCCTACATCTAATATTACTATACCTGCACATGTTAGTAAGAATTGGGGTGCTGATTTAGATGGGGATTCAATACATATGAATTTTAAGTGGACTCAAGAAGAAGTAAATAAGAAAGAATGGAGAGGATGGTCTAACGAGTTCTTTGATAAATACATTCAATTAATTAGTCAAGAGAAAAGACAGAAAGAAATTAAAGCCGATATAGACTTTGTACAAGATACTAAGAACGCTATTAATGAATCAGATAGTATATATGGTAAGCCAGAGGGCAGTGAAGAGTCTCAGCTAACGCCTATGGGAGATGCACAGATGTTTGAGGATAATGTACCAGCAAAAAACTTAGTTGGTATAATAGCTGCATTACAAAGAACCTTTAATATACTCTCTAACAGTAAGGAAAGATTACCATTTGATATAACACTTAAGAGAGGGGGTAAATCTGTAACTAATTCTAGATTCTTTGATGACTCTAGTTTAGAAGGAGGTGTAGGTAACTGGTTTGGTGTCGCTCAATTACTTAATGTTGCTTTAGATAACGCTAAGTGGCAATTTGCTAGTAAGCTAGGAATGGATATGCAAAGTGTATTTCCTTATGTACTACTTAGAAGACTAGGATATTCTTTAACAGACCTATCTGTTCTGTTTAACTCTCCTATAGTAAAGGAATATATGGAGTTTAAAAGAAGTAGGTCTAAGAATTATATATCTAAAGATAGTGATATTAATGATATGTTCAATGAAGATCAGGATGTAAACTTTAATGAGCTTGTTATGTTTTTAAAAAAACAAGGGGTAAAAGGATTAACTAAACAATATAGGGCTATAGATACAGGTGAAATAAAAGGAGCTTATAATGAAAGAGCTTGGCAGAAACTCGCTGACAGAATAGAATCAGGCATAGAGTTAGATATAGATAAATTATCTAAAAAACATAAAGGTTCAGAGATAGACGCCATACTAATGTTATATGGTTTAAGTAAATTTAATCAAGACGTAGTAAGACCATTCTCAAAAGCGTTCACTGTTCACCAGACTATAGAGAAGAATCCTTTAGAGTTAAGAACGATAAGAGATGATATTAGAAGAATACAAGAAGGTCCTGTATTGATTAATCCAAAAGAAAGATCAGGAGGGTTAAATTTATCATACTCACTAGGTAAGAGTAGAAATAATAATATAGTACAGCATGCAATGTCTTTATTTGACAGTGTTTTAGAGAGAGCTACAAAGACAGATATAAGGTATACTCCTTATATGCAGAAGATTATTAATGAGACTGCTACAGAAACGCTGAATGAGAATAAAGATACTAAGAATAAAATTATTAATCAGATAATCATAGATAACTTAAAGCAAAATATAAGCTTTTTAAATCTAATTAAAGACAGGCCTACACTAATAGAAGAGTTTAAACTACTGCAAGGTCGTAATAAATCAAATAAGTTCTTAAATAGAGTTCTAGATGTTATTCCTAGTAAGGATGGTAATATAGTAGTTATTAATAGAGCCGAGATAACAGAGTTTACTTCTTATAAAGCTATAGAACAAATAAAAGAATCTTTTGCTGAATTAACAGAACAAGATAAAAACTTTATATTTGAATTAGAGGCTGAGTTCAATGGCTTTGGATTTACTGGAGGTGCTGGTTCTGCTGGTTCATTCACCCCTTTCTTTGATAATGATTATTTAAATAATATAAACAAAGAGATATCTACAATAATACAAGATAATCAAACTAAAGAACCTAATGATGTAGGTGGACTATCCACTGAATTTACTGATGCTATAAGCAACTTTAAAAATAAAGGTAACAACTTTACAGTCTTAGATAAGATAGATAAAGCAGCTAAACAAAAGAACTCTTTTATAGATCCTACTAAAAAAGCTAAAAAGATAATATCATCTGAGACTTCTTACAATAATGATTACATAGGAGATGGAGTAAGAACATTATCATTCGATACTTGGGCTGCTGATAAAGGAATTAATCTATCTAAAGTGTCACCTGAATCTGAGACTTATACAATCTTAAGAAATAAGTATTCATCATATAGAGAGCAACTTAAAATAGTTAGAGAGTTTGAATCTAAATTAGAAAAGAAACCTTTATCTAAATACAACATAGAATCTCTTTATAATATAGCTGTTAAGTTTAGAGCTATGGATAATTCAGCTACTAAAGGGATTGCTTATACTATAGAGAAGGAGATAGGACAAAGAGCATTTAAACTACAATCAGAGAAGTTAAGAAAAGCTGGAGCTAAACAAGGATACGAATACAATGTTCCAGGAGAGAATGGCGTAGAACAAGAAGACCTATCTAACTTCAGAGCATGGTTAGGTTCTAATGATATGACATCTAAAAGACCTGAGATACAGTATTTAATAAACGAAGCTCAAGAACAGTATAGACAATACCTTAGATCATTCACTAAATACAAAAATATTGTAGAAGGAGCTAATAAAGCTTTAGTAAGATCTAAATTAAAAAGCCTTACTGTTCTAGAGAGAGTTAGAAAAGGATTTGATGCCAATGCAAGATACCAATACATATACGGTAATATAGCTACTGTATCAAATGGTACTGTTAGATTACTTACAGAACAAGAGATATTAGAAAAGAGCCTCACAGAAGAAGAGATTAACTATTATAGAGCTTACAAGCAAGTAGCAACTGACCTTCTTAATGTTCAAGATCCTTCAATCCCAGGAACTCAAATGGGAGACTTAGAGAGTATTTCTAGAAGTGGATTATTTAGCTTATACGATTCTACAATTGATTCTTATGATTATGATAGAGTTAAAGTAAGAGGAACGGATAAGAATGGAGATACAGTATTAAAGACTTTCTATGAATGGAAGTACGAAGTATATAAAGGAAGAACCTCTAAGATTACACTAGCTTCTGGTAAACAGATATATGAATTAGATAAATTAAGAAAGATAGCTAAGCAACAAAAAGCTAAAGGTAAACATCATGATGGTAGTGATATTATGCTTTCTGATGTAGAGTATGATGCTTTAGTTAATAACGGAGCTATGATCAAGAGAATGATTGGCGATGAAGGTGTAAGTGATATTGATGCTGAGTTAATACAAGAGTATGAGAGAAGACAAGGCATGAGAGCTCAGAACATGACTTATGATATTAATAGTTCTTTACTAGAGTTTGTTAGAAGCTCATTATTTATGCATGGAGAGAAAGATGGATTTGCTGGTATGGGTAAATTAGCTATACTTACAGACTCTATTATAGGATTTAATAAAGGTATAGACAATAAGAATGCTGTACAGTATTTAACTAAGTGGTGGAAGGAAGGCTTCTTAGAGAAGAAAACACAAGAGGGTATCTTTGGTAAAACAGGAGATAAAGTTATAAATGGATTTGTAAGGCTTACCTCTTTAAGATTACTTGGTTTTAATATGGGTGTTGGTGTAGGTAATATACTAGCAGGTAAATACCAGGAACTACGTAAGAGAGGAGGCGCTCAATTTATAAAAGGTGAAACGAGATATTGGAAAGATTATTTTAAATCTCAAGCTATCCTTAAAGAACATAGAATTATAGAATACAGTTTTGATGAATTTATTCACCTGTCTGAAAAGAAAGGTCTTTATGGTACAATAGAGAGATGGTCTTATGTGTTTATGGATGCGTCTGAGGGATATATACAAGGTTCGGCTTTCTTAGGAATGCTTACAAATGAAGAGTATGCTGGCACAACTCCTATAACAGACAAAAGAGTTATGTATATTAATCATAAGATATCCACTCTACATGGTGAGGGGTATTCTGCATTAGATGCTAGTATGCTTTCTATGTACTCTTATGGTAAAGCTCTATTACAATTTAAGAAATGGTTTATTACATTAATACAAGATAGAATTAAAGCTGAAGATATTAATAGATTTGGAGAGGTTAATGTTGGTAGTTATAGGGCTTCTGGTGAATTTGTAGTAGGAATATTTAGAAAGTATTTTGCTGGTGAAATGACAAAAAAGAATATTATGGATATATTTAATGAGTCAAGCAAACAAAGAAAAGAAGAAATCATTAATCATATTAGAGGTATAGGAATAGGCGTTACTTTACTTAGTCTTATAGCTATAATGGAAGATGATGATGAATCAGACCAAGGAACTCTAAGGAGATTAAAGAAGTTTTCTCATGATGTATTTGTAACTACAGATATGAATAGATTTGCTAATTATACTCTAGTGCCATCTTCTTATAGCACACTTAAAAATTCAACAAAAGTAATTAGTGAAGCTGTTAGAGGAGATAAAGTTCAACGTACAGGCGCTTATGGAGAGTCAGGAACATCACAAGCTACTAAAACATTTTTAACTGGTATAGCTCCTTTGGCAGAAATTAGAAAAGATGTGTTAAACGCTTTCTATCAAGGACCTAAAGGTAAAAAAGAAACAAGCTCTTTAATAAGATAAAAAATTTGTATATTTGTAAAAATTTAAATTCCAACAATATTATAATAAATAAATAAAAGACAATGGCAAACGTAGATGATTTAGTAAGAAAAGGTTTTGGTCAAATAGGCTCTATATTCACATCTGTAGCTGGAGCAATTACACCTCCTTCAAATAAAGTATTTATAGCAATCACATTTTTAGCAGAAACAACTTTAGATTCTTCTGGTGGTTTAGTAGCTGATACTAATCATTACAGTGTTGAATTTCCTGGCACTAATGCAGCCGCTCATGATGCAGGCGCTGCAACTGCTATTTCAGGTACTGGTGGAGACGCTATAGATGTTAATGATGTATTCCCTGCTGGGATTACTATATATGGTAGATGGACAGAAATTGATATGACTGGAGGAATGGTCATTGCTTATATAGGAGAGTAATGTTAGGCTTAGGCTCAAATATAACTAGTATTTCTAAGGTAGGTACGTCTATTGTAACTGATGGCTTAGTATTAAAGCATGACTATAGAGTAGCCCCAGTGCAACCCGTTAGTTCTGGAGCAGCGTTTTTTGACGGTACTAATGACTTTATAAATTTAGAATCTCGACCTGGAATAATTGGACATAAATCTATTACCGCTTGGGTTTACATGACGGCAAATCAACGAGGTGCGATTTTGAGGTTTGGAGATGTTATGGTTGAAATGACCACCGCTACAGAGGTGACTGTTTGGGCGGATGTCTCCGACGATACTGGTGACGGGGATACCCCTACCGCGCTAAACAACTGGAGACATATAGCTGCAACACTGGAAGTGAGTGGTGATGATAGTATTATAAAGGTATATGCGGATGGTGTATTTATAGAATCTACAACGGTGTCTGATTCTGTTCCAGATACTTCTCTTAGAACTGGCACGATAGGGAGTTATCAAGGCTCAAGGTATTTCTCTGGATATATATGTAACGTAGGGTTGTGGAGTGGAAAGGTACTATCCCAACCTCAAGTCAAATCAATAATGCAAAAAGATTATGCAGGTTTATCTAATAGCGAGAAAACAGATTTAGTTTCATGGTGGAATTTAGATAACCCTGCTGAAACCTATGTAGGTGGAAGTGGATATGTTTACGATAATCATTATGGTGGTAGCACGGCACTTTCCAATGATCAAACTGTAGATGGTGTATTTAATGTTGATACAGCAGCTAATACAGCTGGTACTAATTGGACAACCTCAGCGGACTGGGTTGTAGACAATGGAATTGCAACACTAAGTGGTACTACAAATAATCAAGATATAAGAGAAACAACTGCATCTTTAACGCAGGGCACTTGGTATAAAGTTAGTTTAGATGTTACCTTCGATGCTGGTTCTGGAGAGCTCTACATTGGCTCATCGGGATTTGCTAATAATAGTGGTAACTATGCCACTATTACCCACGCGACTGGAAGCGGTAGTTATGAAGTTTTTTTTAGATCGGCTATTAGTAGTGATGGAGAAACTTTTAATATAAGAGGTAAAAATACTTCAGGAGCAACTTTCACAGTCACAATAGATAACATAACAATACAAAAAATTAACGGTAACACAGGAACTTTATCATAATGGCAACAACAATACAACATATAGAGTTACCAAAATTAGCTAGAGCTAGAGATACGTCTAGCGGACGGCAAGATATAAGTGGTAATTACATTATAAACGGAACTTTCACTACTGACGCTAATTGGACTGCATTTGGTGGAGGTATCACAATAGATGGTAGTGACAGTAATAAATGTGTGATTACAACCGACGGGGAAAACCAATCACTTAAGACAGCGGCTGATCTGTGGGCCGCGGATTCTATGGCTGGTAAAATGGTGCGTTTAAAATATCAAATAGTTGCTAATTCCGATAGTATAGTTCTTAATACAGGTGGTTTTTCTCCATCTACTGGAATATTTGAAAACACAACAGCTCTAATCAGTACAGTTGGATATCATGAAGTAATATTACAAGTAAGAACGGATACAGGTACTGGATCTGGAGACGTTCTATTCCTTTGGCTAAATCACGATACTGGCGAGACATTAGAAATAGACAACATAGAACTACATGAAGTCGAGTTTTTCTCAAACAACAATCACGGTCAAATATATTCTGGACGTGCGCTAGAGTTTGATGGGGTTGGAGATAAATTAACCGCAAGCACAAGCGTATCAACAGATTATCCAGATGTACTTGTAGCTAAGCAGGTTACTATGGCTGGGTGGATAAATATCCCCGCGTTTCCCGTTGTTTCTTCTGGCAGCCCTAGAAGCACCGCTTGGTCTATTCATCCCAGTGGCGTTAGTGGTCTTAGTAGGATGGGTTTGCTTCTTGGTGCTTCAGGCGCAATATCACACACTATTTATAATGGATCTTATGTACATGCCTCAGGGACAATAAATATAAATACTTGGTATAGGATAGTTTGCACTTGTGATGACTCAAATATAAAATTATATATAAATGGTATTTTACAAACTGGTACTAGCGGCAACAACCACCTAGGATCCCTCTCAACAAACACTTTGGAAATAGGCTATAATGCTCATGATGGCGGTGCATATTACAATGGCATGATGTCTGACTTCCAATTATGGGATAAAGCATTCACACAAGCAGACGTAACATTCGATTACTTAAATCCAGAAGAAACAGCTATAAGCGGTAGTGGTACAGCTTTAACTGAATCCAATCTTAAACTATGGTATCCAATGCAAGATGGTCATAGAGGCCAACAATCTTATATTTTAGATGGAGCTAATAGTGGGTTGAGCTCTGAGATGGTTGCTAATGGAGATTTTGACGGCGCATCAAGCTGGACAACTAACCACGCTAATATAACCGTTAGCAATGGGAAGGGTAGGTTTGATAATCCGAGTGTTTACACAAGGTTAACAAACTCCCCCCAATCTATTAAGAGCGGGGTTAGTTATATAGTTACAGCCACAATATCAGACTTTGTTTCTGGCTTTGTTTACTTTAGAATGCCTCATAACAACACAACTCAGACGATGGGTGCTAATGGCACCTTCCAATTTACAGGGGTTGCAGACGCGGATTATACTGAGGTAGTACTATCAGCAGGCACCTCGTCAACAAAATTAAACGTAGACAACGTCTCGGTAAAAGCTATAAACGACAAACATCACGCAACAACTGTATTTCATGGGGATGAGTTGGTTACTAATGGAGATTGTGAAGTTACAGATCCAACAACGATACAAATAGGTAATGAACCAATGAGTGTTGCTGATGCTACAATGGACGACAGTACGGAACAAGCATCGGGTGGAAGTAAGTCTATAAAAGTAACAGCAGATAGTAGTTCTAGCTTTCCAGCTTTAAGGTTCGTTGATGGTAGTGATATGGGTCTTATAGCTGGACGTACATATGAAGCTTCTTGTTTTGTTTATCTACCTGCTTCTCAAACCATGTCGAGATTAGAAATAAAAGCACAAAACAACAGTGGTACCACGGTAGCATCAAACACAACTGATGCTACAAATACTTGGACTAAAATATCAGTAACGTTTACTGATGATGATATAGCAAACATTCAAATTTTAGGTTTTAAACCTGATGGATCGGGTGGATTTATTGCTGTAAATAACAATTATTTTTACGTTGATAATATTAGTATTAAAGAAGTAGGTGTAGCCTCAGGCTGGACAGATGCAGATCAACAATTACATATACCGCAAACAGCGTTGCAATCGTATAATGAGTTGGCTTGGTTTGATGGATTAGCGGATTATGTTGCGATTGCAGATCATAATGATTTTAGTTTTGGTAATGCCACTACTGATAGCGCTATGAGTATATCCGCTTGGATATATATGAATGATGCAACTACATTTCCTGTTATTTGTAAAGATAGTGCTGACCAAAGAGAATGGCAACTTAGAACCACGGGTGGTGATACGCTTACTTTTATGCTTTGGGATGATAGTACCGATGCCTATCAAGGTAGATCTTATAATACAGCTATTACTTCTCGGGAAGGAGAGTGGTTACATGTTGTAGCTACATATAGTGGCAATCAAGCCGATGCAGATGCGGGAATCAATCTTTATATAAACGGAGTATTGGTAGATAATGTAGATAATAGTAGTGGTTCTTATACTGCTATGGAAAATAAAACAGCGGGAATTCGTATTGGATCTAACGAAAGAGCAACTTCATACGCTAACGGCGCTATAACAGAAACGTCTATATGGGCAGATGAATTATCTCAAGCAGAAGTGAATGAATTATATAATGACGGAAAAGCTCTAGATGCTTTAACACACTCTGCAGCTGCTAATATAAAAGGTTATTGGAGGAATAATGGCTTGAGTACTTGGGTAAATCTTAACGACCCAGGAACCCATGATGGTACACCAACAAGTGTAACCGAAACCCTATTAATCCCACAAGGAATCGATAGCTCAAGAGATTCGCAAGGATTTATAATGAATAGAGAGAAGAATACTAGTTGTTTGAATTTAACAGTTGGTACTGACGATTACGTAGATATACCTGTTACAACAGCTGGTGGAACCGCTGATGATGATTTAGCATTTATTGGTGAAGATAATGCTTTTTCTATATCTTGTTGGGTAAAGAAAAACAATGTAAGTAGTGGTGAGTGGGTGATCAATAGAAACGATGCTACAGATGGTTGGAGAGTTGGGTTTGATGGAAGTGAAAGACTTAAATTACAAGTAGAAAAAAATGGTACTTTAAAAGAAGCCATAACGGGCGCACTTTCTCTAAATACTTGGTATCACATAGTCGCAACCACTGATGCGGGAGATGGAGACGGTAATATAAAACTTTATCTTGATGGTGTAACTGGTGGTGGTACAACTACCAATGCAACTGATGGGCTTTTTATGGATGAGTCAGCTAGCGTACCGCTTACTATAGGATTTGGTCATACAGCTTCTTTTGAAGGAGCAATAGACGGCGTGTTAATATATGATGACGTATTAACCCAAGCAGAAGTAACGAGAAATTATAAAGCAACAAAAGGTAGTCACAGAAATTAAAAAATAAAAAATGGCAAATTACGAACTATACACGTGTTTAAAGAAAACAACTTACGAGTCTGCGATACCTAGTGTATTACAACCTAAACTTGGCTGGGATAACTACACATATGTAGATGTAGAGAGAACAGCTACAAGAATGGTAAATAAATATGATTACTTTCCTTCAGAAGATAATACTGTAGTTGAAATTAAAGCTTATATGGATGATGCAAGTATAGACTACTCTTCAGGTGATAATAAAGCTGAACTAATTATTAAGGCTAATGCACGAGATAGAGCTGTAACTGCTCCACAAGTAGAAGAGTCATATACTTATATAGAACAACAGATAGATACTACAACTGCTTACACCCCAACATGGAAAGAATCAGCCTTTAAAGGAAAGCTAGGATCACCAAGAGTAAGTTTAGATGGTAACTTGATTATAGTAAAGGGAGAATTTAGTTTAAGAACTGGTGAGTTATCTGCAATAATAGATTTAGGTGCTGGAATGGTTTATCCAAATAATTCTGTATTAACAAAAACTGAAGCACAAGCATTAGTGGCAGGCGCACTATTTACCGAATAATTATGACTAAAGAACTAACTGAAGATAGTGGATTTAAAGTAAGCATCAAAACATTAACAGGTATTGGAGCTGCTATGGCCACTGTTATCAGTATGTGGTTCATGCTACAAGCCGATATTGCAGAAGCAAAAACATTACCAGCTGCTCCAGATCCAGAAGTCACAAGAATGGAATTTGATATGAAAGACCAAATGATACGGGCTACTATTATGGAGACAAAAAAAGATGTAGATGAGATGAAGAAAACCCTAGAAAGAATAGAGGATAAGCTTTATAATAGATAATGGAAGAGCCTAGCGTTACATGGAAGATTTTTGGTATGTATATGCTTGTAGTACTTTTCATGTGTGTATGTGGCAAAGCTTCAGGTCAAATATCAGTGGCACAGTTTAATGCTAGTTGGAATAATGCTAATGCTGTTGATTGGATTCAAGATTTAAAAGATTGTAAAACAATTATGTATATAGACATAAGTGCTAGTCCAGAGATACAAAAGAAACACAAGATAGCTGTTATACCTACTATTATTATATTTAAAGATGATATAGAGGTAGCTAGGTTTCAAGCAGATCTTAGTTTTAAAATGCTAGCAACAAAACAAGACGTACAACAAGAAATAGATAATATACTAATGAGCGATTTTTAAAATGAAAAAACTACTACTACTATTATTATTGCCATTAACATTGTTAGGGCAAAACTGTGTTCCTACTACAATTATCATAAGTTTAGATCAATATCAAAGTGAGACTTCTTGGGATGTAAGAGATACAGCTGGATTTATAGTAGCTGCTGGTAGTGGCTATTATTCTCAACCTGATTATGGAGTTGTAGTAGAACAAAGATGCTTACCTATTGGGGATTTAACATTTACAATATATGATTCTTATGGTGATGGTCTAAATGGAGCTCTTTGGGGAGGTTTAGATGGATCTTATTATGTAGTGCAGTGTTATGACACCATAGTACACGGAACTGTCCCTAACTTCTTCTATGACACCACTCATGTTATCTTATCAGATCCATGTCCACCAATATTTGGTTGTATGGATTCTTCTTATGTGGAATTTAATCCTAGAGCCGATACAAGCGATGGCTCGTGTTTAACTTTAATAGTAGTTGGATGTATTGATTCTACAATGTATAATTATGATGCTCTAGCTAACACAATGGACTTAATACCAGATTGTGACTTTATATTAACACTAACTGATTTAGTAGGAGACGGATGGATAGCTTCAAACTTAGAAGTAACACAGGGAGATAGTATATGGAACTTCACATTAGACACAGCAGCTTTCTTTAAAGAGTATGTATTACACTTAAACTCACCTGAACCAGTATCATTTAAATTTTCAATAGCACAACAAGCAATGCAATCAGCTGCTCATTGTGGTTTCAAATTAACAAATCCTATAGGGCAGACTATAATAGAAATAGCACCTCCTTTTATACAGCCATTATTAAAACGTACTGTAATCACTTATTGTGGTAACTTATGTATCGATAGAATATTTGGCTGTATGGATCCTTTAGCGCTTAACTACGTAGATACATCTAATACAAATACATCTTGTTTTTATGTTCTTGGTTGTACTAATTCATCTTACTTAGAATACTACACTCAGGGATTTGTAGCTGATACTAATGATGGTAGTTGTAATATTAATGCTGAATGGGGATGTATAGATTCATTAGCCTTTAATTATAATTCATTAGCAAATATAGATAACGGTGGATGTGTTCCTGTGATTTTAGGATGTATGCAACCACTAGCCTTTAATTATGAGCCATTAGCTAATACTTCAGATACTTGTATTGCTATTATTTATGGATGTATGAGTTCTATAGCTATAAACTATGACTCTTTAGCTAATATAGATGATGGTAGTTGTATTGGAGTTATATATGGATGTACAGACTCTACTATGTGGAATTATTCTTCTAATGCTAATGCTGATGATGAATCTTGCTTATCTTATATATATGGATGTATGGATGGATCTCAATTCAATTATAATCCTTTAGCTAATACTGACAATGGTTCTTGCGTAGAATACGTATATGGGTGTATGGATACTTCAGCATTTAATTATGATCCTTTAGCTAATACAGATAATACTACCTGTATAGAAGTGATGTTAGGATGTACAAATCCAATAGCTTTAAATTATTGTGATAGTTGTAATACAGACGATTTCAGCTGCATATTACCTATATATGGTTGTATTGATAGCACAATGTTTAATTATAACCCTTTAGCAAATGTTAACAATAATTCTTGTATTCCTTATGTGTATGGTTGTACCGATCCCTCTTCTCTTAACTACAACTCCATGGCCACTACAGAAGATTTTAGCTGTATACCTTATATGTACGGCTGTACCGATAGTACTTCTATTAATTATGATTCGCTGGCTAATACTGATAATGGTTCGTGTATGGCTGTGGTTGCAGGCTGCATGGATCCGTCAGCCTATAATTATTCAGGACTGGTTAACTATAGTGACAGCGCTTCTTGTTTATATAGCGCTTATTGCGTATCTGGTGATAGTATACCATATTGGTTAAATGACGCTTGTTATGCTTGGGTTATAGAAGTAGATGAATATTGTTGTGATAATGAATGGGATACTATTTGTCAATTAACATATAACCATTGTGCAGAAGGATTACCTATGCCTACAGCTAGAATAACAAAAGGAAAAGAAGTTGTTAGAATTACAGATTTATTAGGAAGAGAAACAAAAGAAGTTAAAAATCAAGTTCTGTTTTATATATATAATGACGGGACTGTAGAAAGAAAAATAATTACATACTAATGAAAAAACTAATAGTTATATTTATATGTCTCTCAACTATTGTTGAGGCTCAAATTACTTTAAGAGATATATCAGATTTGAAATTTGATCTTAAGAAGCATTTAAAGTTTTCTACTGTTTATGGAGCAGTTAATGGAGGTACTTCTATCTCAGACGTAGAAGTTTATTCTGTCAATAACGGTCTAGAGACCTCAGTTATTGAGACTCCTTACGACTATTCTGTGACTATTGGTATTAGAAAAATAGCTAGATTTGGATATGAGAATAAGGCTAATACATTTTACGATGGAACAGAAGAGTCTTGGTCAGATAATGCTACTGTAGGTAAAGTTCAAGGTTTTGAGTATCTATTTGAAATGGATTATTCTAGACAACAGGGAGTAGATTATATTGATCAACATCATTTCATTAGATATAGTTCTGATGATGATTGTGTTGGTAAATTATGTATGAATGAGTTTGCTGCAAAAGTAGAGTATTTAAAAAATGGATTTGCGGATATAGAATATTTTGAACTCTCAGAAAAATACAGAATTAAAAAAAATAAGAACTTTGCTCTTAGTATAGGACTTGCACATAGGTTATCAGAACCTTATGGATACAATGCTTTAGATGAATGGATGCTAGATAATGGTAGCTTACATTATACGCATTTAGCTATAGAAGAGGGATATAGTTATGATTTATATGCGAATGAATATACTGATCCTAATGGAAATGTAGTAGCAACTAGTTCAGAAGTTTGGAAAGAAGTAGTTATACCACAGGTTTTAGCAGACTATACAGAGAGAAAAAGAGATGAATTAAAAAATACAATACAACATTCAGTGGTAGTAGGGTTTGATTATTATAAGTATACAAAAAGTAGATGGCTACATGCTTGGGGAAATTTAATGCCATATCATTATGATGATGCTAGTGAGTTTTCTTACCACAAGTATAATAATGGAGAACAATGGTATGATTGTTCAGCGGGCTTAATATATGGCATAAAGATGAATAAGAATTTAGGATACTTTGTAGAAGGTAAGTATAATAAATACTGGAATAGAGAATGGTATGACTTCAAATTTGGAGTTAACTATGTAATATTTTAAATAAAAGATAATTTACAATAATAAAACATATAAATAAAATGAGCATACTAACAACTATATCAGGAATACCTTTATATTCTACTCCACAAGAAGCTACAGCTTGGGCTACAGCAAATAATAAGCAAGGAATGCATACTCACGTATATAACGGACAAACTGGATACATGGGAGGAGCTACACATGGACAAGCAGCTACTTCTGCACAAGGATTTAATGGTAGTAACGCTACAAATAACAATTCAAATAACAATTCAAATAATAATACAAATTATTAATTATGAGTATATTAACAAATTTATTATCAGGAGGAGCAGCCGAACTTGTAAAAAGTGTAGGTGGAGTTATAGATAATCTGCATACATCTAAAGAAGAGAAGCTAGAAGCAGAAGCTAAAATAAAAGATTTAGTAATGGGTTATGAAGCAGAAATGCAAAAAGAGGTAACTGAAAGATGGAAGATGGATATGCAATCCGATTCATGGCTTAGTAAAAATATAAGACCACTAGTTTTAATATTCTTAGTTGCATCTACAGTATTATTGATATTCATTGATGCTGGAATTATCTCTTTTGAGGTTAAGTCATCTTGGGTGGATTTATTACAATTAGTTTTAATTACCGTTATAGGTGCTTACTTTGGAGGTAGGTCTTTAGAGAAAGTAAAAAAGTGATAAGTATGGTAACAAAAGGAAATTCAAGTGAAGAAGATTATCATGAGTCTATGCAGAACGCATATTTATTGATACTTGATAAAATAACCTTTAATGAATTGCTTGAATATAATGGATGTTTATTACCATTCTCACCTAAAAAAAATATTAATAACAAGGTCTTTGATAATTTAATTGATTATTTTTGTACATTAGAAGAGTACGAAAAATGTGCAGAGCTTAAAAAGTCAAAAGAATCTAAAAAATATAAGAAAAATTTCTTAAATTTGTAAAAAATAAAAAACTATGCCACAAAATTATACACTCAACGCTCAAACTAGTGTTTCTGCAAGCTCAGGAACTGGTTTTTCTCAATCCGCTTCAGGTAACTTTACATTAAACCTTACAGGTATAGATCAAGTACAAACAGGTAGATTAGATATAGCTACCACTAATACTGTTGTAATGGCAGCTCCAACTTACGGAAAAGCAGTATATATCAGAAACTTAGATGATACTAACTTTATAGAAGTTCATTCTGTAGCTACAGTAGACACTGATGTTATTGGTATCTTAGAGCCAGGAGAATGGATGTTCTTTGTACTTAGAGATACACAAGCTGTTGGTGCTTCTGCTGATACAGCTGTTTGTACTATAGAGTACTTCGCAGTAGAGATAGATTCAGCAGCTTAATTAATAATATTAAAAAACAATAGATATGGCTTCAATGCACACAACTTTTACAGCTTCAGGAACATTTAGTCTAACAGACGCAAATGGTACTACAATCTTTAGCTACTCACCTTCTTTCTCTACAGTACCAAATACTGGATCCCAAGTATTATATTCAGGAGAGCACTTAGCACAGACTGGAGGGTCTGAATTAGCTTTAACTGATACTAATGATGATAGAGCTTATTTATTCGTTAAGAACGTAGATACTGATTACTCAGTAGAATTAGACTTAACTGAACAAGAAGGTACTTCAAAAGAAATTGCTGACATTAAGCCAGGAGAGTTTTTCTTTGCTCCAGTGGAATTAAATAGTGATGATACAGGTACTAGTATTAAAGTAACAGCAGCTACAGCTGATCAAAAAGTACAATACCTTATTGTAGACGCGATAGACAACTAGACCAATATAAAATATGAAACTTAAAGTATTAAGATTTAGCAGCCAGGAGGATAGTACTTCTGGCTTGCTTTTTTTAGAAGATAACCAAGAGATGAAATTCCTTTGTTATACACTAGAAGATGAGATGAGAGATGTAAAAGTAAAAGGAGAGACTAGAGTCCCTGCTGGAACTTATAAATTAGAGTTAAGAACTGAAGGTGGGTTTAATAATAAATACACAAAGAAATATGGTGAATTTCATAAAGGTATGTTGCACGTCACTAATGTCCCTAATTTTGAATACATTCTTATACACACTGGTAATACTGATGAGCATACTGCTGGATGTCTTCTTGTTGGTGACTCACAGGAAAACAATGCTATCGTCAAAGATGGTTTCGTTGGGAAGTCAACTAACGCGTACAAGAGAATATATCCAGATATATCTAGAGCGATAAGTGAAGGAAATGAAGTTACTATAGAATATATAAATATAGGATAGTATGATAAAATGGATAGGCAATCATGTTGTAGATTTTATAGCTAGATTTCGCAATGATGTCTATCTAGAAGATGTGTCTTCTGGTACTATAGCTAGTGGTAGCAACTTAGGTTTGGATTCAAATAATAAAATTGTAAAAGCAACTATAGCGTCTGGGTCTGGAGACCTTACAGCTGTCGTAGCTGGAACAGGTTTAAGTGGAACGAGCTTAACAGGCCCAATACCAACTTTAAATGTAGACGCTGTTCAAACACAAGTAACAGCTGTTGGGGAATTGACGGAAGGAGAGTGGAAGGCCACCCGTATTGATGGTGAGTACATTGCTATTGATTCAATTACTGAAAATCATTTAGTCAATACGTTGTTAGCTGAGATAGACGCTAATACAGTTAAAGTAGATCTTACAGTTGATGGCGCTGGGACCGTACATGCCAATAATTATACAGACACGACCACTAACACTCAATTGCCTTTAATAGATTCAGACGTTATGACTGGTGCTACTTCATCTAACGTAGCTTCAGCCGAATCAGTTAAAGCTTACGTTGACACTAGGTATTCTTACCAGTATATTAATTTTTCTTTTAAAGCTCAAAACATAGCGGCTGACACCTGGATGTCACCAGGTCAAGAGGGCCCAGAATACTACTCTTGGAGTAACAAACATGGTACTGGCGAAACACAAGCCGCTAGTGATGCACCATCAGCTGTGGATATTGAGACAACTATCTCAGTGGATTATCTAGATCAAACCTCGGGTTTTGTAATACCTAAAACCTGTAAGATAGATGGGTTTTATGGAAACTGCAAGACAAATGGTACTAGTCCTAACACGCTGAGACCTGTCATAGGGTTTTTTAGAGCGCCCGAACCAAGTGACGGTAACACTAGTGATTTAACTGCCACTTGCATTGCTTTTGACTCATACGATACTAATAGTGGTAATAGGAAGAATAGGTTCTTAAAACTAGAAAATTCGGGATTAGATACAAGTTTAGCGCAAGGGGATTTATTGTTTCCAGCCGTTGGATTTGATGCCACTGCTAATGACGATAGTGGGGACATGTGGGGATCTTTCACTATAGTTTTAAAAACATTAATTCCGTAAATAATATAATATGCCTATAATTAAAGATAAATATGGAGCTAAAGGAGCTCAAGCTAGATCAAGATTTTCGGCACGTCCTGAATTTATTGCAAAAGTAAATCCTATAAATCCTACACAACAATTAAATAATCAGCAAATCGAATCTCAAATAACAAAAGAGATAAGAGAAATAAAATCACCAACCATACTAAAAGAAGCTCTTGATGGTAAAAAAATAACAGGGTATACGCTAAATACAATAAATGCTCTTTCTGAAATAACACAATTAAGTGCAGGTGATCAGTTATCTAATATAATTATAAGCGGTATTAGTACTGGATCAACTATTATTTCTTTATATTGGAGTGCTTCTGTATTAGAGGATATAAATGTAAGCATAACAAATGGTATAATAGTGGCCTCTAAAGGTGCTGCTATAACTAGAATACTAAGTTGTGATTTTAGTAGTAATGCTACTATTAGTTTAGAAAGTGATAGTGCTTTAAAGGAGTTTGGTAATTTCAATAAAGATGTGTATATTTACGCATTAACTAATGTTATAAGCCAAGACTTTACTATAATTAAAAAAACAATTGGATAAACCAACAAAGAGATACAATATACCTATATGGTTGACTAAATGGACGTTTATAGATTCACGTAAAAAGATATATGTATTAAATAACTTTATATGTAAAGGTCGTAACAAAGGCGAGTTATTCACCAACAAAAGCATTGTTAGTAAAGCAGTTAACAAGTTAAAGCTTGGTAAAAGGAAAGGAGCAATACTTCCCGTAAATTTATCACTCCTTAGTCAGCATGGCTTTGGAATTAATGATAACTAACACTTTAACCAATGACACTGAATGATAAGATTAGAGAATTTCTATTAAGTAATCCTCACTTAATGCGTAGTAAGTATGCAGAAACAGCTAAGATGTTCGGCACTAATTACGAACAGATAAGAACAGTAGCTAGAAGGCTAAGAGCCTTAAACCCAGATACAATACCTAAAGAGCAAGAAGTACTTAGCTTTCAGGAAACAAACACAGAAGCTATAGTTACAGCAGAGAATTGTACTAGGGTTAAATCTTTAGATGATTTACTATCTGCTTGTAATGTTGATTTAGATCATTGGGAAGTAGATAAATATGATATAGGTACTTATGAGGTAACTGGTTTTGATAATGACAGAAATCCTGTAACAGTTACTATGTTTAGAACAAAGGCTTTTCTTAAACCTATTAAAGCTGAGTTTAATATACAACAAGTAAGAGATAAGTTAATGGAGGATCTAAAAGACTTATCTGTAAAAGTAGACAGGAAAGAAAGAGTAAGGCCAGACGATAGAAATGACTTACACTTATTAGAGATATCTGCATTTGACTTACATTTAGGTAAGATAGGAATCAAAGGAGATGAATACAGTATGGAGATAGCCGAAGAACGTCTTTTTAGCGCCATAGAGCACCTATTGTATAGAGCCCAAGGTTATTACGTAGATAAGATACTTTTTATCGTAGGACACGATTTATTAAACTCTGATAAAGATTGGCCTATACCTGCAACAACAAGAGGTACGCCTCAATTTAATTCAGACTATCATATAGATATGTATAGGTTTGCTAGAAAACTTTTAATTAAAGCTATTAATAAATTAGCAGAGATTGCTGATGTTCACGTTATGGTGATTCCAGGTAATCATGATAGAGAATCTGTTATGCATTTAGGTGATACATTAGAACTTTACTATGAGGAGAATGATAATGTTAAGGTAGATAATAGTGATTGTTTAATGAAAGCTATACCTTATGGTAATAATCTTATTATATCCGATCATGGTGATGGAGCTAAAGCAGCTAGTCTTCCTGGTATTATAGCTCAGAGATTTAAGAACCTATGGAGCAACACTGTATATGTAGAGGTTCATAGAGGGCACTTCCATACTAATAAAGCAATGAAGCTGCAAGCCATAGAAGAACTTAATGGAATAACTATTAGGAATCTTTCATCTATGTCTGCAACTGATTATTGGCATGATAGTAAAGGTTTCATTGGTAATATAAAGAAAGCCCAAGCGTTCATCTATAGTAGACAGAACGGCTTACAGGGCATACTTAATTACAATGTATCTGTTTAAGCTATCTTAGCTACGATACTGTGGTCATAAAACAGGAAGTACTCTTTACCATCATCGTTTAAAGGCATAGCTCCCATTGGATCATATATTACATAATCTCCTTCTTTAAGGTCTTCTACTTTAGAGCCTACAGAAACTACTGTACCTCTATCTGGCATATCTGGAAGTATTTCAGTTAATATAATTCCTGAAGCTGTTGTCTCTTCTACTGCGTCTGGTAGTATTAGTACCCTGTTGTTGATTGCTTTGATCATAATTTAATTATTGGTTATCGTTTATTATTTTCCATCTCATCCATAATGATGTCTTCTTTTTCTATATTCTCATAGATTCTATCACGAGCTAAACCTCCTGTTCGTGTAACTACCTTATCCCTACTCATCTCATCCATCTTCCAAATGATTCTATCATTTTCTTTAGTCCTAAAAGTGCCTATTATAACACTCATTATTAAGAGTACCACAATCATAAATATTACTATACATATTATCATTTGCATTATCATCATTTGTTTAAAATATTTAACAACTGGTTGCTCGTGTATATGCGATTATCTCCCGAATAATTATCATATATACAAGTAAAATTATCTCCTTCCCAAGTCCATAAAGATTTAACATCATTCTTGATGTGTCCTTTCAATACCCACTTGATTGTTTTGTATGTTCTTTCCTCTTCTTTCATGTTTATTGTTTTTTGTTTATAAAACTAGTTATTACAAGTACGATAATTATAAATACTATATAGTACATTAATATTTTCATGGCCATATTACTACTATATTACCTTTCATATTTATTACGCCCTTATTAGTGAGAGGGACTTTACTCTGTTTATTTTAATATTAATTTAATCTTTTGCCAAAATGTCATTTGTCTATAATCCCAATAGAAATTAATCGCTTGTGGTACTCCACTTTGG